TGGAGGGCTACGCAGGCGACCTGACCAAGCTGAACGCTGGCGGCATTGCCAACGTCACAAAGGCGGTTACCGGAACGGATGATGATCGCCGGGCGATCGCTGACAGCATGCTCTCGCGCAAAAAATTAGTATTGGCATCGACGCGAACCTCGACACATCCGCTGTCGAGCAGAAAATCAACGCGCTTGGCAAGAAGGTGGCCCAGGCCAACAAGGTCCAGTTCAACCCCGTTTCGGTTGGATCGGTGGAGCAGGTTGCCAAGCTGGAAAAGCAGTTTCAGCAGCTGCTGAAGGTCCATGGCGAGCTCAATCGCCGCGTGAAGAACACCGGCCAGTCCGGCAAGGGCTTCATGGGGATGGACTACGACCAGATTTTCCCTGACGCCAATGTGCGCAACCGCCAGATGCAGAAGATCATGGCGTACACGCTTGGACCAGGCGCGTTCACTGGAGGCGGCGGCGGTGGGGCTGGCCCCGGCCCAGGTATCCAGCCACACCCAGGGCGCGGCGGAGGAGGAGGTGGTGGTGGCCCTGGTATGGGAACCAGGGTGGCGCAGGCCGGTCTGAGCGCACTCGGCCCCGCTGGTGGCGTTGCATCCGGAGCGCTGGGCACCGGCATGTCCGCTGGTTTCGGCGCCGGTCTTATGGGCCTGCTGGGCGGCATGCTGGCGCTGGGTGTCGGCAAGCTGGTATCCGGTGTCATGGAGAAGGTGGGCCAGGCCGAGAACAACAACGTGGCATTGGACAAGCTCAAGCGCACGCTGGGCGATGTGAACGTGTCGTTTGAAGGCCTCAAGGCCGTTGTCAATGGCAGCGCAAACAGCCTGCGTATAACCTACGCAGAGGCCGGCAAGCTGGCGACGCAATTTGCCAGAATGGGCAACATGAAGTCGGGCCAGTACACAAGCCTTGGTGACGAGGTTGGGGTTGGCGTTGGGCTTTCTCGGGCGTTCGGGTTGGACAATAGTGAAGGCGTTGGCGTCATGGGCCAGCTGCGCGGCGTTGGCGTCACCAAAGACACCCAGGGCAGTAAGCGCTTCGCGCTGCTGATTGGCGAGACCATCGCCAAGTCCGACGCATTCGCCAAGGCCGACGAGGTCATTGGCGCCATCGGAAGCTACGCCACAAACCAGACCCGGAACAATCTGGGCGTCGCCAACACCATGGGCTACGCCGGGGCATTCTCCAGCCTAGTCGGTTCCGGCATACCCGGACTGGACCCATCCGGTGCAGGGGCACTGCTGAGCCGCATCAACTCCAGCCTCTCTGCCGGCGGCGCAAAGGGTGAGGCCAGCCAGTTCTTCACTGGTATGCTTGGCGCGCGCCGGGGCATGGATGTGTACGACACCCAGCTTTGGCGAGAGGGTGGTGCATTTTCCACTGCCGACAGCACGTTCAGCGGGAAGGGTAGCAATTACGGTGCCGTGTCGCAGTTCTACGACAAGTACGGCCTGAAAAAGCCGTCCGGCGACGAGACCTTGCTGGGCGCCACAATGGGTCAGCTCCAGCAGCAATATTCAAAAGACCCAAAGGGAATGCTGAATGCCACAGCAAACCAGATGGGTATCTCCATGAGCCAGGCTGCAGCTTTGCACCTGGTGGACCCCAAGCGAATGGGTGAACTGGAGGGCTACGCAGGCGACCTGACCAAGCTGAACGCTGGCGGCATTGCCAACGTCACAAAGGCGGTTACCGGAACGGATGATGATCGCCGGGCGATCGCTGACAGCATGCTCTCGCGCAAGGACGTGTCTGCCGACGACAAGGACGCCATTAAGAAGGCCATGAATGAGGGCACTGAGCAACAAAAGCTCACTCTTGCGAGAATAACGGCGCAATACGATCAAGAACAGACCACCGGCAAAATTGCTCTGGAAAGCAAAAACGCACTGGACAACATCGCGACAAACATGGCGGACAAGCTGGTGCCGTACATGAACGAGGCCAGGCTGGGAATTATGCACTTGGCCGGCTTCGATAAAGGCAAGTCGTCTGACCAGATCATGCTGGACGTGATTGGGGCGAATTCTGACGCCAGGAAGAAAGCTATCGAGGGTCAGTTCAAAAGCGCGGCGAATCCACTGGTCGACCAAAAGAGCGAGCTTGAGCGCAAGCTTTATAGCCTCGACCCTGAAAAGCTGCGCCGAACCTATGATGGAAAGCCAGATGTATTGGCTGCGAAACTCAAGGAGCGCGCTGATGTTCAAAAAGAAATCACTGAAATTGAGTTGAAGCTAAAGAAGCTTGAGGAAGAAAAAAACGAACTGCTTACCAAAGAAAACGCGGCAAAGACGCGAGAGATTGATGAGCAAAATAGGCAGTCGTCTAAGCGCATGATGGATGAGGTATCCGGTGGCGATGACCCAAATCAGTCGGCTTCGTCAAATTCTCGTAGGGCTCACGCCAGATTGTCTGGAGGTGGCGGCATGGGCACCAGGCCGCTAACAGTTGACACCAGCGCCATCGACCCGACTCTGGCGGCCGCTGAAAAGGCGAACGGTCTACCGCCCGGAATGATGCGCTCGGTCGTGCAGCAGGAGGTTGGTGGAAATGCTGCCGCCTACATCAATGACCCGGCAAAGTACCACTACGAACCGGATGCAAATGGTCGTCGCAAATCATCCGCCTTTGGGCCGTTCGGCATCTTGGAGTCGACGGCCAAGAACCCCGGCTACGGCGTTTCGCCACTGAAGGACAAGAGCCTGGCAGAGCAGACACGGTTTGCATCGGAATACCTATCGGCCAGGTCAAGGAGCGCGGGCAGCTTCGCTGGCGGACTTGCTGGCTACGGAGAAGGTGCCGGGTATGCCAACAGCGTACTGTCTCGCGTGCCCAAGGTAGGTACGCCGGTGCCCGACGCTGGCACGGCGACAGGCACGGCAGCTGGTGGCGGATCAGTCACCCAAGAAGGGTCGATGGAAGTTGTTTTGAGGTATCCGGACGGCAACCAAGCAGGTCCTCCGCAAACTGTCAAAACCAGAGTTCGATCCAACTGGCAGTCAAATGGACCAAAATAATGCCCTCCCTTAAATCAGCGAGCCCCCAGGTATCGGTGCACCTATACAAGACCATCAGCCGCAAGACCATTGATGGCAGCACAGCCGTGTCCACCCGGTACGCCGGCAAGGACGAGTACATCGACCTGACACCGTTCCTGGGCGACGGCGGAAGTGTGCGCACCAGCAAGTCGGTTCGCGAGCCCGCTGGAGGCTTCACCATCAGTTTTATGGACAAGGCCCAAGGCAGCACCAGCCTAGAGACCGTCTATGGACTGGTGGAGCCCATGGACGTCATTGAGATCCGGATGTGGGGCGGCACCGGCGTGCACCGGCCCGATAAGGCACCCATCGTCATGCGGGGCTTTGTATCGGTCATCCAGCGCCCGCAGGGTATGTCTCCAGACGGCAAACCCATACGGTCGGTCACAGTGTCCGGGCAGGACTACGGCAAGGCGTGGCAAACCTTTCAGGTGCTCCACTTCCCGGCATACACGGCAGGCAAGGCGCTGCTGACCAGCTTTGCACTGTCTGAGATTTACGACTTCGCAGCCGTTGCAGCCATGCCTGCTGGTGAGTTCGTCAAGACCATGGTGGAGAAGATCATAAACCCTTACATCACCGGGTTCTTGCCGCAGAAAACATCAGAAACCAAGGGCGGCTCCGTCAGCGAAGACCCCGGTGTGTCGCGCGACATACCAAGGGTCATCCAGACGACTGAGGCGTCCATATCCGTCAAGCACGGCACAGTTGGCATTTACTTCCAGGGTATGCAGGGCAGCGTCTACGATATTTTGAAGCTGCACGCTGACGTCGGCAACTGGAACGAGCTCTACACCGAAGACCGCGAGGACGGCGTGCACTGCGTCTATCGGGCGCGCCCGGTGTTGAAGTTGAGTGGCAAGAGCATTGCCGACCGGAAGATTTTTGATGACGCACCAGACCCTGTCTACGTGACCATCCCAGACAGTGATATCGAGAGCATCAGCGTCTCGCGCTCCGACTCCAATCTGGCGAACTGGTTCTGGGTGAACAACCAGCGGTACGACCTGATTGATGACATGACGCGCAGGCTGTTCTCGCTGCAGCAGGGCAACGACACCGTGTCCACGCAGGACTACGCCAACACGGCCGTCAAATATTACGGCGTCCGCCCCATGTATGCCGATACTCAATTGAGCGAAGACACCATCAAGAACGCGAATGGCGGCGCTCAGGTCAAGGAACATGAAAACCGCGACGAAAAGCAGCTTTCCTGGGTAGAGAAGCGCCGCAAGCAGCTCATTGAAACGAACCGCGACAACGTGGTGATGGAGCAGGGTAGCGCGCGCATCAAGGGCGGCCCGATGCGCGCTGATGGCGTGGAGCTGATGAAGGCAGGAGACTACGCGCGCTTCAAGGTTGGCCGCTTCACCTGGGATGCCTACGTCGTCCAGATCGACCATGAATTCGTGCCCTACCAGGGCTACACCACGACGCTATCGTTTGAGCGAGGCGAGGGCTTTGCAAAACGCACCACGGACGAGAACAGCCAGTCACCATGGCTCACTGAGCAGGCGACTAGAATTGGGCCACTATGAACCTCCGCCGCGCCATCATCGTTGAAGTCCACCCGCAGGATCACTCTGTTGATTTAGTGATGCTAGACGACGGAACGCGCCACATTGGCGTTCCGGTGCAGACCCAGAACGGGAGTGCCAGGAGCGGAACAACCGACCTCCCGGAAGTTCCAAAAAGTGACAACAAATGGGATATCACAAAGCGTAACGGACAGGACATGGAAGCCAATGTTGCGTTCGTCGGCAGAAGCCCTGTCGTAATCGGGTTCACTTTTCCGCAGGTCAACCAGATGTTGCTGAAGGATCCGAAGGCGTACCGGTACCGGCATCAGTCTGATGTTGAGCAGTTGATCGACGGCGACGGAAACATCCAAGTCACGCACCCGAGCGGCACCTACATACGCATTGGCGAGTCGACGGCGGTAGACACACTGGCTGGCAAATACGCCGACACCAGCTCTACGGATCGCAACCAGTCCAAGCAGGTGAACATCCACATTGGCATGGCCGGCGGCGTGCTGGAGCTCACTATGTCGCCCACCGGGGCGGTGAGCCTGCGCTGCAATCAGGGTGTGAGCATAGAGGCCGGCCAGGCATCCACCTTCAAGGCTCCCTCAATCACACTGGATGCGGCTACCACGCACCTGACGGGCGCTCTATCGGTTGACGGGGCCACCACGCTAACTGGCGCCACATCAGTGCAGGCCATTGCGTCGCGCGGCCACGATATCAGCAGCACGCATGTGCACACCAACGTGCTTGGCGGGCCGAGCCTGAGCGGTCCACCCCCGTGAGTGTCGTGACCGCACAATGCAAGAATGGACGACCGCTATAGCCCCAAGACAAGCCAGAAGGCCGACGTGCGGCCCATCAGCTTCGTCTTGGACAACCAGGGTGACCTGCTGACGCCAGTCATGCTGCCCATCCGTCCAGAGGATCTAACGCGCAGCGAACCGCAGCGCGCGGCGGTCCACCAGACGCTTGGCCGTGGCGTGCAGGGCTGGGTGGACAACTTCGGCGAGGGCCTGCCAACGGTCACCATATCCGGCCACACCGGCTGGGGCTTCAAGACGGGCACTGGTTACGACGGCGCAGGATCCTTTGAGCGGCTGAACGAACTGATCGTCCGCGAGTACCCTGCCACCCGGCAGCTGGCGATCGACTTCGGGCGCGACCCGGGATCCGTAAAGCTGCTGTTTATTGACCTGCTGGACGATTGTGCCTGGCACGTGGAGCCCATGCAGTTCAACCTGCGGCGCTCCAAAAGCAGCCCGCTGCTGTTCCGCTACAACATTGTCATGCAAGCCGTGAGCACGTCCGTGGACGGCGGCCTCACCCGATTCTTCCCGCAGCTTGGCAATGCCACTGCCGGCCTGAATGCACTGGACGCAGCTCTTGGTGGCATCTTCGGAAGAATCGGAGACCTGCAAAACCAAGTCTTTGGTGTGCTGCGCCCGATCGCAAACACCGTTCTCGGCTATGTGAACTTCGCCTACAAATTCCTGCGCCAGGTCCAGGTTGTGGCCCGGGCGGCTACTGGGTTTATCGACGGCACAGCCGGCATGATCATTGGCATCGGCAAGTCCGTTGCCCAAGTCGGGCGCGAGATTTTCCATACTTTCGCGTCCATTGCAGGCATCGGCGTTGCGGCCAAGTCGGCTTTCATGCGCGCTGCGGCCACATTCAACGAAATCGTTTGCATCTTCGCCAATTCACTGCGGCCGGCGTCTACCTATCAGGATTACACCGGTCTCTATGGAGCATCGAACTGCTCCAGCACCACCGGCGGGCGTATGCCGAGTGCGTTCACGGACTCAAACGTTTTTGCGGTGATCAAGCCAGGCGATGCGGCCCCTGTTTCGCTGAGCGGTGCGGCCATCAGTAGCTTCAGCAGCATCACCGCTGCCGACGCGGCGCTGTCACCGCTTCCGCAGGCCGAAGTCGCCCGACACCTGAGTAACATCATGGGCGGCATGAAGGTGACGCTGCCATGAGTGAATTTGAGCGCGCCCTGCCGAACTTCCGCATTGTCGAGACGCACCGCGGGGACACGCTGGCAACCATTGCTGACCGTGAGATGGGCGACGCAAACCGCTGGCCGGAGCTTGTGTGGGTCAACACCCTGGTGGCGCCCTACATCACTGATGACCCGGCTCGTGTGGCGGCAGGCGTCCTGCTGTCTGGTGCCTTCATCAAAGTGCCGGCGCCCGGTGGATGGCAGGGCACTGGATCCAGCGAGCGCGGCCAGGTCTACGAGCGCGACTGCATCATGACCGGCCGGCAGCTGCAGGCCGACGACTCCGGCGACTTCGCCGTTGTGGCTGGTGCCGACAATTTGCGCCAGCAGCTCAGCCACCGCGTCGCCACTCCGCGCGGCCAGCTCATGCGGCACCCAGAGTACGGCTGCCTGATTTACCGGCTACTTGGCAAGGTCAATGGGCCGACGGCCGGGCGCCTCGGTGCGGACTACGTCAAGTCCACCTTGGCCGCCGATTACCGCGTGCGCTCGGTGGACTACTCCGTCGCCACCGTCACCGGCGACACCATCCAGATTACAGCCAAGGCCACCGCGATCGAGGGCGGCGTGGTCGACATTATTCAAGGCGGTGCATAGTGGCGTTTCAGATCAAAGACTTTTTGAGCATCGTGAGTGCCCAGATCAACCACGCGAAGGCCGTCACCACCAAGGTCACCGACTTCGCACCTGGCTCTGTTGCACGCACGCTGATCGAGGCTCCAGCCGTCGAAATCGAGGAGCTGTACCTGCAGATGTTCCTGGGTCTGCGCGACGCCATTCCAGTGGCGACGTTCCTGAGCTTCGGGTTCACCAAGCTGGCTGCAAAGCGCGCATTTGGCTACGCCAGCGTGTCCTCGGCGACGCCACTGGGTGCTCCCATCGCCATCCCTGCTGGCACCGCCTTCAGCACTGACGCCGGCGCTTCCTACACCTCCACTGCGGCCGTGACATGGGCGGCTGGATCCAGCCTGGTCAAGGTGCCTGTGCAGGCCGACGTGGTTGGCCTGGCCGGCAACGTTGCTGCAGCCGTGATCACCACCTGCGCCTTGTTTCCGCTTTCCAGCGGATACACCGTTGCCAATTCGCTTATCGCCAACGGCGCTGACGCCGAAAGTGATGCCGAGCGCGAGGCCCGGTTCCGCGACTACATCCGCGGCATCAGCGGCGGCACAGTGGCTGCATGCCTGTACGCCGCCGGTCAGTCCGTTGTGCTGGACGTCGATGGCAACATTGACCAGTACGTGACGCGCATCGGGTACACCGAGATTCCGGGCCGGTTCGACATTTACATCTACTCGAACCAGGGCGTGGCATCCGCCTCGCTGCTGGCGGCCGGGCAGATACTCATTGACGGGCAGCGAGACGATATCAGCGGCATCCTAACGCCTGGCGCAGGATCTGCTGGCGTGCGCACGGACGTGCTCGCCATGGCTGAGCGTTCCGTGGCTGCATCGATCAAAGTCGGCATGCTGGCTGGCTACACGCTGACAGCCGGCGTGCAGCAGGCGCTGACCGATATTTACGGAGCCGCCATCCGCGACGTGGCTGCCGGCGACACGCTCTACCTTGGCACCCTGGTGGAGCTGCTGTTGGCCGCCCCGGGCGTGTCGCAGATCGTGCCAGTGACGTCGTCCAACATCACCTGCGCAGCCAGTGAGGCCCTGGTGCCCGGCACGCTGACAGTCGCGGATCTATGACCACACTCCAGCGCCTCATCGCATCCACGCATTCCGCCGTCTTTGACAAAGCGCCGGGCGCCGAACTGGCGCTGCGCGTGCGGCACACCGACGGTGCCGTGTGGAGCATTGCGGACGAGGTGCTGACGGTGCGTGCCGGCGCAGCCGTACCGGTGACCTTCAATCTGGCGCTCTACACGGTAGCCGGACTTGCTGCGGCACTGGTCTCAGCCGGCTTCCAGGTCCCGGCGGTGTCGTCTTCCTGGGCGGCGCGCCCCGCGCTGGCGCTGATCGAGGGCGACGGCGACCAGGCCGTGACCAATGGCGACCACCTGACGGCGTTCACGTCGCTGCTGTGGGCCATCATGTCTGGCTATGGCGGAGAGGTCCGGGCGGCCGAGTACCAGGTGGGCCAAGCGCTGCGCCAGATGGTGATCACCCAGGCCGAGGGCGAGTGGCTGGATATCTGGGGTACCCTCTACGGCGTCGATCGCAAGCAGACCGAACTGGATGCCGCGCTGCAGATCCGCTTGCGCCGCGAAGTATTTCGGCGCCGCGTCAATGCGCACGCCATCGAAATCGCCATCATGGACGAGACCGGCTGGGATGTGCGCATCGAGGAGCCATGGCGCGAGCTGTTCCGACTGGACGAGTCCACGCTGAGCGGGGGCTACAAATTCTACGACGGCGACACCGTCGGCTACCACCTGATCCGGCCCGAAGCCTTGGACCAAGTGGACTGGTCGATCGTGCTGCCCATCATTGAGCGTAACAAGCCCGCCGGCGTCATCGTCGTTGGTCAGCGCATCAAGCCGACGAGGGTGCACCAGGCCCGCGTGACCTACACAAGCCAGCCGTGGCGCGGAAGTAGGCGAACATGGGCGTCGGCACACGATACTTGGCGTGGCCTGAATCCGGTAGTGGACGTGAAGCACACGTCGGCCAGCGCGACGCTTTGGGCTGGGCAAGAAGTGGTGTGGGGCGCGGACGACGTCGCATTCGGCGACGAGCCTGGCCCGGCACCAATCTTGTGGAGCGGCGACAGCGTTCTCTTTGGGCCTGATTTTGTATTTTTTGGAGCATAAAACATGACTGTTGATCTTGCAGCACTGACCGACAAAGCGACGCTGGTCGGGACAGAGCAATTTATTCTGAACGACGCAGGCGTGGCGAAGGACGCCACTGCTGCCGTCATCCGCGACTACGTTGCATCCAAGGGCGTGGCCGTCGGCCCCTATGCCAATGTTGGAGCACTGACAACGGCTTACCCTGTTGCCACCAGCAAAGGTGTGGTGGCCCTCGTTGGGACAACAGCTCCTTACGCTGAATACAGTTGCGATGGCTCGGCTTGGAATGTGCGGGGGAGCGGTGTTTCGTCTGGTCCGCTTGCCCAATCTGCTGTTCCTGTGGTGCTTCCTAGCAGTGGATCCATTGCAAACGGCCTGTTGAGTGGCCTCACAGCCCTGCCTGTTGCGTATGCTGGCTGCTGGATGTACTTCCCGGCCGGGGCATCGCTCCCATCTGGTGCTGGCCTGTACTGGGTAGTGCCCAGCAGCACGACAGCGGGTCAGATTTACACCGCGTTCCAGAGCACTGCGAGCGCGTTTACTCCGTACATTCCGAGCAACCCGGTTGCCGTCACCTCTGGTGGAGCGGCTTACACACAGACCACTGCCGCAGACATCACGCTTGCGAATATCACTGTGACTGGTGGATTGATGGGGGAGGATGGAGCGCTGCGATTGTCGTTTGATACCAGCGCACCAAACAACGCAAACACGAAGCCACAAAAGATCAAATTTGGTGGAGTGGATATTGCTACTGCGACAGGTGCAAGTAACTTCGGCGTGAGCTTTTTTCGGATGCTGCGCAATCGGGGATCGGAGTCTAAAAACGTGTCGCCGTACGTGACACAGGTAGGTCCTGGCATTTCTTCTGGTGGCCTAAACATCAACCTGGCGATTGACACATCCGTAAACCAATCGCTAGCCTTCACGGGCCAGCTTGCAGTCGCAACGGATTATGTCGTGCTGGAAGGCTTCACCGTCGAAGTACCAAGCGATACGGCTGGCAGTAGCCCGGCGTCCCCGGTAGATGATGGATACAGCGCATCTGTGCCCGACGGCGCAACACTGAACACAACTGTAATCCAAGCAGAGATTGACGCGCTGTCTGCTGCTGGAGGTGGCATCCTAAACTTCCGGCCCGGCATTCACATGACTGGCCCACTGACACTGAAATCGAACGTCACACTCACAGGAGTGGGCGCTACGCTGAAAAACACGTCATACGGTACTTTGATTACGGCAAACAACGCAACGGGCGCTGCGGTAAAAAACATCACGCTGTATGGGAACGGCGATGGGACTGCAAACTATGAGTGCGGCCTAAAGGTGACGGCAGGAGGCATCTTTGTTGACCGAGTGGTATTTGATCGTTTCAATGACGAAGCTTTGTGGATCGCAACCGGAACCATTGTGTGCGTTGTCACCAATTGCTACGCAGGCAATAGCGCCATGAACTACGCCCGCGCATCGCGTACCGGTGTATTCCGCATTGAAGGGACTGACCACCAATTCATCAATAACGAAATTGGCTCCGCTCAGAACTTTCTCCCACCTGCGACATCCCCTGGCAATGGGTGGATGTCGATAACGTCAGCAAACCTATACAACTGCGGCTACTACATCCTTGCTGCAAATAGCTTCTTTTCTATGAACCGTGCGCAGAACTTGGATGTGGGATTTTGGATTGCTGCATCATCCAACGGGATGCACCGATTTAGCGACAACCGAGGCGACTGCTGCTGGGCGCATAGTTTTGTGAACGAGGCTCCAAACAGCGCCATTGTGAACCATTTTGCTGAAGATGTTTCGCTACAGGGAACCGGACTCTACAGCGCCGTAAAGACTACCGGCCAAAACAATCGGTACTCCAACTGTCATGGCCGGGCCACGAACCGAAACTACGGACCAACGTACGCGATTACCTACCCGTCTTACGCCTTTGAGGACACGGTGTCTGCCGGTGAACCGTACCAAAAGAATGTCTATTCAAACTGCTCTGGCCCCTACTCTGTGAGCTTGGCAAAGTCGGAGGCGTGGGAGGGGTCGGCATTTGTTGATCCTAATTTTTCCTACCGCGTGACAACCTACGGGGCAATCAATACAAACGGAACAGCTTTTATTGTGTGCGCTCAAGCTGGGGCAGGGACGATTACCGACTTCACAGGGGATACGAATGGCAAAGAGCTAACTGTGCTTTCGCAAGCTGGAGGTTCTGTCACTATTCAGCAAGGCTCTCGAATCCAAACCAAAACGGGCGCCAATATCAGCATCACATGGGGCAATTCTGCGCGGTTCATTGCGTATAACGGAACCTGGTATCAGCTCCAGTAACTCAAACCGCATAACCAGCCACGCAAGCTGACGACGCACAGCCGCGAGGCCCCGCCAGTCCATGAGATTGGCGGGGCCTCGCGCATTCTCGGGCGCGCATAGGGCGCGGCGCGCGCAGGCCGCCACCAGGCCCGGGCCAAGGTCGTGACCGCACAATGAACCCATGTCCTCACTCAGTCTCGCCGGACGGCTTGTCATTGCCAAATTCATTGCCAGCCAGCCATTGCACCTGGCGTGGGGCACTGGGGACGGCGCCTGGACGACTGCGCCGCTGCCGGCCGGCACTGAGACGGCGCTGCTGACAGAGATTGGCCGCCGCACAGTCACCCAGCTCGAGTACGTGGTGCCCGACGTCGCCGGCGCCATCGTGCTGGCCGAGGGCTCGTTCAGCATCTCGGTCACGCCGACGCGCCACCTCTACCTGCGCACCGACTTTGACTTCGCCGAAGCCACAGGCGCAGCCATCCGTGAGATTGGCCTTTTCATGGGTAGCGTGATGGTGGCTGGCCTGCCTGGCGGGCAGAAGTATTTCACGCCGACCCAGGTCGCAGACCCCGGCAGCATCATCCATTTTGCGAACTACGCGCCGATTTACCGTTTTCCGAACAACCGGGAACGCTTTGAAATCGTCATGACATTCTGAGGCCCATGTGACAAACCCAGCCAATTACTACAATCGGTTCGACGCCACCAAGAACTACGATGAGCACCTGTTCATTGCGGGCCGCGTGCTGCAGTCGGCCGAGATGAACGAGGTTCAGCACCAGCACAACAGCCGTCTGAAGGGCGTCGCTGACGCGCTGTTCAAGGACGGCGATATCATTCGCGACGCAAGCATCACGGTGGACAGCACCACCGGTGTGGTGCAGTGCCAGTCTGGTGCCATTTACATCCGCGGCGCAGTGCGCGGCGTCGCCCCTGCCACCCTGACTGCCGCCATTGTCGGCACCGTGGCCGTTGGCATCAGGCTGATTGAGGTGGTTGTCGATGAGACCATTGATCCAGACCTGCGCGACCCGGCTGCCGGCACGCGCGCTTACAACGAGGCCGGCGCGCTGCGGCTTGAGGTGACTCCGACGTGGAGCCTGTCCACAAGCGGCACCGGCGAGTTTTATCCCGTCTACACGATCACGGACGGCTCCCTGGACGCCAAGGAGCCGCCACCCAACTTTGACTCGCTGACCCAGGCCCTGGCGCGCTACGACCGCGACTCTGCGGGCGGCTGCTACGTGGTGTCCGGTCTGACGGTCAAGGCGCTGGCAGACAGCGGCGCCGACCAGGTCTACACGCTTGGCGAGGGCCGGGCCCGCGTCTATGGCTACGGCATCGAACTGCCAACGGCTCGCCGCATAGCGCTGACCGCAGTGCCTGACCTCAAGGTCATCGCCAACGAGCCATTCCTGTCCACCACGCTGCTTGCGCAGCGCGTCAACCTGGCGCGCACGCCGGCAACCGCAATCACCGCAGTCAGCATCACCACCACCAAGACGGTCACGCTGACGCACGGCATCAGCACGGGCGCCCAGGACCCGCTGCCCGATACGTCTGTGCTGGCGATCCTGGAAGTCAAGCAGGGCGCCGTGACTTATGCGGCTGGCGCCGACTACCTGCTGACCGCCGGAAAAGTGGACTGGACGCCCGCTGGCGCCGAGCCATCCACCGGCAGCACCTACAC